TACTAGCCATCCAAGTGTTTAATGCAGGTTGAACAGCTTTTGTAGTATTATCTGTAGCACCTTGAGCTGCACCATCTACCATAAAGATTTTTAATAATTGTGGCATTGGAGCAGAACTTACTACAGTTCCATAGTTTTGAGAGAAGAACTCAATAGTAATTGCATCATATAAAGTAGTAGCAGTTGTAAATGCATCTGCATAAGTAGCATTTTGTGTTACAGTAAAAGAACCATCTGCAGTAAAAGTTTCATTTGCAATAGGTAATGGAACACTCATACGGTTTAATGCTCCTTCAAATCCTTTGCTAAATGATTCTTCTTCTAATACTAAACGACCATCTCCGTAGCCATAAGTAGTTTCTTGAGTCTTAGTAATAACAGTAGTACCAAATCCACTCATTTGAAGAGTAAATGCAGTACGCTTAAATTTGAAGAAATCACGACGATAAGAAGTTAAGTATTTACCTACAAAACGAACTCCCCAAGATGCACCTGCAGTAACTAGACCCATATCTGCTAAAGCTATAGCACTTTGTGTAGGACCTGCATAAGGTTGATCTAAAATATATGCATTAGCAATACTAGGGTGTGAGCCTTGTATAGTATATACAGGAATACCTACACCACGACCTGAAGCTACAGTAGTAGTACCTAAACGTACAATTGAACCTGCTCCAAAACCTGAGTTAGTAACAGCTAAGTTAAATGTAATAACATTTGAACCATGAGTTACAGCACAAGTTAAAGTACCAGATGCTACTGTAAATGCAGCAGCTGTACCTGAGTTTAACATAGCAGCAGTTACAGAAAGACCATCTGTATTGTACTTTCTCATTATGTTTTTAACAACAGCTTTAGCTAAGTCTTGTTGAGAAGTAACTAAGTTATTAGGAACTGAAGTTACATTCTTTTTCTTTTGCTCAGCCCACATCATGTCATCTTGATTCTCAATTAAAGTTAATTGAAAGTCAAGTCCTGCAGTAATGTCTAAAGAACCAGTTGACCCATTGTAACCAATGTGGTAGATTTGTTCTGTACCTTGTGCTCCTGCACGACCTAAGTAATTAGTTACTTTATTACCATAGATTTTAGAAGAAAACACTAAGTTATTACCATTACGTTGAACAAGTTGAATCCATGGAGATGCTGCATAAGTATTAGTAGTACTAGTAGTCATAGGAACTCCTGTACTATTTAAAACTGCAACTTCACCATCAGCAATATAACCACTCGCATCAGGATTAATTACTTGAAGAGTAGCTGTACGTGCAATACTTTTTCCAATGAATGTTTCTTGGATATTTTTTACGCTTAATACGCTCATTTTGATTTAAATTTTAAAGGTTAATTAATTAAAGAATTATGAATTTGATATTTGCAGTAGGAGTACCTGTTAAAGTAATTCCATTTACTAATGTTACTACGAAAGAACCTGCAGCAGGTACAACACTTGCAATATATACTGCTCCTGTTCCTACATTAGCATCTGCTATTACAGCCATAACTGTACTACTTGCAGTACAATAAGCATCAGTAATAGTAACAGTAGTCTTTTGTGCAGCAGTTACAGTAAGGGTAGCTGTAGTTACAGTACCACTAATTGCATTTAAAGTACCAACTTGAGCAGTAGTTCCTGTTGTAGTAACAGCATTAGCTGCAGTATTTACGTCTGATCTATCATTAACCCATTGAATAATAGGATTAACGTCAGATGCACGAGCTGGTTGATTATTACCAGTACCACCTTCAAGCTGATAGATTCGTCTTGAGATAGTTTTTATTTTTTGAAGTAAAGCCATTTTTTATATTTGTTTTACGAGTTTATCTAATTGTTCTAATTGTAATCTTGGGTCACCCATAGTCTTCATAGCTAATTCTACTGCTATCTCTACTATCTTAGTAGCTGCTTTAGGCTCTAACTCACAGACTTGGTCTGTAGTTGGTACAGAGTACATTGAACCAAATTGAATTCTAGCAGGTTCTTTTAAGTAGTCTAAGTAGTAATTAGTTATAGTAGCTCCAGTAAAACCTATTAATTGAAAATAAAAATTAGGTGATGTACCATTACTAGTTAACCTAATAATTTCTTCCTTCCAAGGTTTCTTAAAAGGATTAGTTACAACCTTGTTATATTCATCTCTTGTTACAGGAATAACAGGAACCCTTTTAGTTTGAGTTGTACCACAATCTGTATATTGTATAGTAGCTTCTTCTAAAAGAGCTAAACTATAATCACCAGGTAAAAGTACATTTATACCATTAGGTTTATTACCAGGAGAAAAAGAAGTAGTTGAATAAGAATTAGTTATATTCTTAGTATAATCCAACCACTCCTGAGATTTCTCTAATCCTTGTTCTACAAGAACTTTTATGAATTGATATTGTGCATTATTAAGATAAATGTCAATTTCTTCAGGCGTGACTTCAGGAGCAGTATTATTGCTCTGCTTGTCAAACCAGTGTAAGAACTGATCATGCATATCTTGTAATGACATTATCATATCACTTAACAGCTTTTAATTTTGCAAGAAGGCCAATTTTTGTATCTTGAAAATCATCAGACTTAAGTCTATTGATTACTTCTGATTTAGTAGTGCCTAGCTCTACTCCACCATTGATAAAAAACTTACCACCTTTACGTATAACTATATTATTACTAATGAAATCTTCTAGTAAGATAAAGTCCTTATAATAAGGATTATCAAATGTTTGAAGGAACTCATCAGGACGTGCTTCAACAATATTTCCTAAAGTCTGATCAATTAAATCAGGCTTAGTCATACTATCTACTTTCATTGCACCTTCGTCAAATACCTTCAAGTAATTTGCTTTATCAGCTAAACTCATTCCACTAAACTTAACATAAGCTTTAGTCTTAAGATTAATCTTTTCAGTATCATACTTAGCTTCTTGGTCTACTGAAGATAAAACTACATCAGCCATTGCATTAACAGCTAAATCTTCTTTACCTTTAGCTACACGATGTGAAGCATTAAGAATCTTATACCAAAGTTTATGTTTAACATTATTGTCACAATCAAGGGTTAGTCCTTCTTTAGGAATTTTAATTGCATTTCTATGCTCTGCCCAAAACTTTCTATTATACGGTGATAATGAACCTGGTTGTACGAACATCTCTGCTTCAAACGCAATTCTTTCTTCCTCTGATAAACCTGTTATCACAATATCAGAATTATCCCTAGCTCTAGCTGGTACTATCCAAATCTGAGAACCAGAGAAGATAGTATTACCATCATGATTAGGGTTAATGGCGTGAAGCCAAGATTTTCTGCAAGGCTTCACTGACCATTTACCTGATATTTTAGAAAGAGGACCTTCCACTTTATTGTTTTTTGTATTTTCAACTACACTTTTCTCCATCACAATTAGAATTTTTTATTTATTAATAAGTAATATCTGGAATTAATTCACAAGCACTTAATGGGTTTTTCAACATAATACCTTGCGTAGCTTGGCAGAACATTTCATAACCATCAACTGGAGAAGCTCCCATACCACCATTTTGAGGACCAAAAGGTGTAGTTGAACCTGGAACATACCATTTAATTTCTGAACGACCCTTAGGCGCTACTTTCTGAATATTTGGCTCACCATTAGTAGTACCAATGTTGAAAATAGTCATACGATAGTTCTCAGTATATCCACCATCAGGATGCTCCATACGGTGTAATACAGCATCATCATACTGAGGCATGTGAGCAACAGTAATTTTAATACCTTGAGGTCCTAAGAATTGCTTGTATTGGCCTCCTAATGTCTTGTTTTGACCTGCGCCTTTAATACGCTCAGTATCTCCAAGAGGAATTAAAATACCAATCTTATCTTCAATTAACTTGTGGAATTGAATCATTCCTCTCTCACCTGTAAGGATTAAGAACTCACGCTCATCTTCAGGTAAAATGTTAATGGATAAGTTTGTCATTACTTCCAACAAATAATCTAATGTTAATGTGTTGTAGTAAAACTTGTAAGTTGGAGAGATTTGCTCACGTAAACCTGCACCTTGTTTAATAGGGAATCCATTAGGAGCTTTTTGAGTAAAAGTACCATCAATGTTACTATTTAAAGTAGAATACATTAATTGGTTAGCTTTTTCCTTAGCCCATTGGAAGTTGAATTCCATCTCTTGCCATTTAGTCCAAACAGTTACAGATTTTCCTTCTGAACCTGTCATTTTAATTAACAAAGGACGGTCTTGCATATTTCCAGGTACTACATACTTTTTAGAAAGTGTAGAGAACTGGTTACGCATTTCAAACATTGAGCTAAATTGAGTCTCTCCGTATTGGTCATTTAATGTGTTTGTAACTGAGTTATACAACTTAGCTACCTTACGACCTGCACGTAATAATTCAGTAGGAATAAAGTATCCACCATCAGCACGCATGTGGCGTACAGTAAATACCCAATTTGTACCATCAGGACGCCCATCATCTTCAATACGTACTCCATGATCTATATCATCAAATGATACATAGTCAGAAGCTACGAAGAATTTTTCAGCTAATGTAATTTCAAATGTAGTCTTACCTAATCCAGGAGTTGCTGCATTAGTAGCAGAGTAAGATACAATAGGAATAGCACGACGGCTATCACCTTTTAACATCCACTTGTACTCACCATCATGATCAAACAATTTAGTAGGGTATTTAGAAAGGAAAGAATCCAATCCAATATAACCCATACGATTGAACACTTCAGTAACAATATCTGAAGCTAATTGTACGTCATTTTGGTAAATAGCGTATAAGTGGTTTTCAGTAGTTAGGCCAGCCCAAGACTTAGCGTAACTAACCTGCAAGGAATTTAATTTTTGAGTTGCAGCCATTTAACAGTTTTAATTTAAGTTAGTATTAGAATTTATAAGATTTTTTAGATTGGTCAATTGCCTTCTTGATAACTGACATATCTATTTTACTATTTTTTGCATTTGTATTTTCAGTATTAATAACATTCTTAGTTGTTTGAGCAGCTTTAGTATAAGCTTTTCTTTCTACTGCGTCTAGCTTACCTTCTAGTTGCATTACAAATTGTGCTACGGCAAGTTGCATTTCTTGAGAAGACATTCTATTTTCTAGTTCTGTACGACCATTTCTATCACGACGAGTAATAGCCATAAATAACTTTTCTTTATCTTGCTTCTGAAGAGGAACACCAGGAATAAAACTTTCTGATGTTTCAATCTGCTTCTTAAGACTATTAATCTGATTATTATATTGTTGCTGAGCGGCTAATTGTCTTTGCTCTGCTTCATAACCTAATTGTTGTTGATAAGAAGATTCATATTTCTTAAGTTTTTTAAGAGCTACTTTAGCTTCTTTCTCTAACAATAATCCGTCCTTATAAGACTCTACTTTATCTTTAATCTCATCTGCATCATGGTCTTGCAATGCAAGCCATTGTTCAACAAGACTTTCTTGGAGCTTTTCATCATCTTTTAGCGCCTCATCATTGATGGATGCAAAAGACTCTTGACGTGATTTTGAGTTAAGTAAATCATTTAATGGAACACCTTTCATGTATCCATCTGCTAAATACTTAATCTCATCAGGCAAAGCATTAAATGCTTCAGCTTTTACTTTTTCAAAGAACTTATCTCTAAAGTAATCCTCTGAGGATTGAAAGTCTTTTTCATCATAATCAAAGATTCCTAATTCATGGGCCCATTTAGCAATTTCTCGCAATGAGTCCCCATCAGCAGGTTCTCCATTATTTTCAGCACTTCCAGAGCTTGGAGTTTCCTCCATTTCTACTTCTTCATCTGGGTCAAAAGTATCAATACCTTCAACCTCTTCTAAGGCTGCTTCTTCAAGCTCTTCCTTATTTTCTTTTTCTACCTTTTCCTCAAAGCTTTTTATACTCTCTACTTCAGGAATTGTAATCTTGTCTAGTACAGACAAATCTAATTTAGTCTCTTGATTCATATTATTTTTCTTTACAACTTACAACTTCACCTATGAAGACTTACAAAAATAATTTTACTTTATATCTTTAAACAATAGTTAGTATAACATTTTTGTATGCTTCTATAGCATTTTATAATAATGGTATTTGAGATAATAAATATTTAGCTGCTAATACCTCTAATGAAGACTTAGAAGTATCTACTAAATTCTGTAATGGTACTCTTGCAAATACATCTAATTCTAGTTCTTCATAATTAGAAGTATCACTAGGATAAGGTATTTCTACCAATGTAGCATAAAATTCAGGAGACATATCTATAACAGCTACAGCTGTATGAGATGTATCCTCTACATAAATTTTGCCTCCATTAGGCATGTTAAAATGTTTAAGCATATAATTAAGTTTTTATTTACCTTGACCTTTATAAGATTTTTTATAATTCTTAGAAGCTTTTATACTACTAGAATTCTTTTTACTGTGAACCCCTGGTCTTCTTTTTTTACCTTTTCTTTTATAAGAAGATGTATTTGTACTTGTAGTTTTTTTTGCCATAATTAATCTACTATTTGCCAAAATACTGTACCATTGTCATTAATATTAGTACTACGTATTTCAAAGCTTACGTTAAGAATTGTGTTAGGAGAATATACATATATGTTACCTATTAAGGTAGTATTGTCTTGATTTCTTGTTAAGATAACTGATTTACCTGCATTAAAATTATTGATAATTGCTTTACCACCAACTAAATCAGCATAACCTGATGTTTCATAATTAATATCAGCTACAGGAGTAACAGATAATACCTCATTCACTCCATCTTCAATCCATTGATAAACTATTTCTTGTCCCATATTAGTAATAATAATAAGTGCAATATGAATTAGCTGCTGAAAGTATATTTGTTAGTGTTCCTGCAGATGCAGGTAATGCAGCATAAGTATAAGTTTGAGAATAACCTGTTACTACACCAAGTTGTAATGATGTAGTGCAACCTATTACATCAGGCATATTTAAGTTGGCAACTGCAGCAATAGTTCCTGTAGATGCATCACTTACATAAGCAAACCAATATAATCCTTTAGTTAATACAACTGATAAACCTGTTACTGATTTAGTGCCTGTTGAATCTAATGCTAATGTACCACTATCTACTAACCTTGTTAGTGGTTTTGTATTAGCTGCATCATTAGAATAAATTCCTATTCTACAAGTATTACCTACTACTCCAATAGTAACTACTGCAATTCCTAACTGTGTTATAGTAATATCTTTATCTATAATTACTGCTTGATATTTAATACTATTAGCAGCATTAGTTAATGAGCCAATTGATAAAGCATTATTAGATGGAGTATACCATCTTCCTGCTTTTCTATAATCCCATGGAGAAATAGCAGTACCTACTAATACATTACCTGAGCCTATTAGTGAATTACTATTAACTGTTTTTAGTTCACTCCAATTAGCCTTACCATTAGCATCTGTTGATAATAAAACTTTATTTACACCTTCAGTTCCATCTTGTAATTGAACTGAATAATTAAAGTTACCTCCTCCAAATCCTGAGAATTTTCCACCAATACATATTAAAGAAGCAAATGGATTACCGTTATCTGTACTTGTACCTTGCACTCCTATTACAGTTCCATCATCAATACTTCCATAGCCATCAACTCCTATTTTTGCTGATGTACCACGAATAGCAGTTTGTGGTGTTGCTGTACCTGGTGAAGATACTTGAAATTTATAAGTTGTACTTGGTGCAACATTCACTCCTACATTTGTAGCATTATCTTGGATAATACCATTACCTATTGTACCTGATGCAGAAAAACGAGGTACATAACTTGTAGTACCTGAGCCTCCAATTTTATTATTAAATGTATTGAAGTTAGTAGATGTTAAATATCCATCAACACTAGTAGTAGCAGCAGCCATACTTATAGCAGGAGCTGTTCCACCTGATGATACCACAGGAGCAGTACCTGTAACTCCTGTTACTGTACCTACTGATATATTTCCACTACCAAGCAATGAATTACTATTAACTGTCTTTATATTAGTACTACTAACAAGAGTATCTTGTTTAGCATTTAATGCTGTTTGTGTAGCTGTGCTTACAGGTTTATTAGCATCACTTGTATTATCAACATTAGCTAATCCTACAGCAGTTTTATCTAATGTTTGAAAAGTTTTATCACCACGATAATATTGAGATGTAGTACCTGCTGTTATTACAGGCTCAACTGCTATGTTACCACTACCTAATAAAGTAGTAGAGTTAACAGTCTTTATAGTAGTACCACTAACTAATGCATCTTGTTTTCCATTGAATGTATTCCAATTAGTTGAAGATAAATAACCATCTGTAGATGTAGTAGCTTGATTAATAGCTAATGTTCTATTAGCACTTAAATCTCCTCCACCTGTTAATGGAGAAGTAGTAGCAATAATTCTTGTAGTAGGGACACCTCCATTAAGAGCTAACTGGTTTGTTACATAAGTTCTTACTGCAAGTTGAGAAGGCACAAGAAGATTGCTGTTAGCACTTAATGTACCATCTGTATCAATAGGAACTCCTTTAGTAAATCCTTGGCTCATATTTTTATCTGCTTATTTCTTCCCAATCCATTGAACCAAATACAGTTTCATTATTTGTACCTGCTGCTAAAATTAATGTAAATTCAGAGGGTGTGTTTGTTAATCCATTTCTTTCTAATTGAGTAGATAATAAAGCTGCCCTTAATATATCTACAGAAACACTTGTACTTGCTGTAGCTGTAAAATATCCTGATGCAATAACTCTACCTCCTGCAAAAGAAGTTCCTGTTATATTATACTCTACACTAGAGTTTGCTCCTGCACTTACCCAACTACCCCCTGTAGTAGTACCTCCTGATACAACTTGCCAATTAAAGTTAGCTGCGGTATTACCTATTGCAGAAAGAGCAGTTGCTACAGCTATAGCATCTAACCTTGTTGATTTAAGTTTTATAGAAACAACAGGATAAAATGTACCTGCCGTAGTCAAAGTTTTAGGCGTAGTAATTGGTGTACCTACAGCTTGTTGTAAACCACGAAGTTCATAACCTCCTTCGGATAACACACTAGAGCAGATTTGTTTTAATGTACTAACTCCACTTGTAGCACCTGTATTTGTTATTTCATATCTAAGAGGTAATGAAGCTGTAGTAATATAAGTAGAAGTTATTAAGTTAGCATGGTGAAACTTATGACAAACATAAAAATTACCATCTATAACAAACCCCATTCTAACTGTTCCAACACCAAGCCATTCTAAATCCATAAATAAGATTTGAGCCTTTGTTAAATCAAGTGTTATCCCACTTTCTCCTGTACCATCTAACTTATCTACATTCCAACTTGATTGATTAACAAGTGTGTTTACTACTGCTCCTGAAACAGAGCTTCTTTCAACAAAACTTACTGTAGTATTATTAAGTTCTAAATAGTATCCATTATTTGCACCATAATATCCAACTCTTTGTCTAAGATTTGTTTTAGCAGGACTCATTACAAAAGTGCTTAACACAAGCAAACTTTTACCAGGTTGATATGCAAATACTTTAATAGTTTCTCTTATAACTTCAGAACCTGAAGCTGCTGTAACAGCTAAATCTACTAAACCTTGATTTGCATTAAATGTAGTAGTCCCTCCTGTTGCAGTAGATGTAGACCATAATCCATTATCAGCATACCTATGGCTTGAATCAAATAAAGTAAATGGATTGCTAACCCTAAGCCTGCCAAATGCATCTAAGTTAGGAGAGTTCTTAAATGAAATCTCACTATCCATTATGTTATATCCTGCAAATCCTTGTGACATTATACTACCTCCGATCCATAAAGTGAGAATGAAAAATTAGCTGATGAAGCATATATTTTTACCTTATCAGCTGCTGCTAAAGTTACACCTATTGTTGCAATAAATGTATCATTACCTGCAATTAATAAATCATAATAAATATAATTTTTATTACTTGTTACTCCTCCACCTACAGCAATACTAACTCTGAATGTAGCTTGAGTTGCACCTCTGTTACATACAATAATAGAACTAGCTACTGCTGATGCAGTAATAGGTACAGTATATAAATCTGTTTCAGTAGTTGCTAATGGAGCAGACTGCCCCAATACTTTATAAGTTATTGCCATATTATCCTCCCATTAATAAGAAAGGTGAAAGATTTGTTTCTTGGTTTGTATTTGTATTAGTTGATTCTGCGCTAGTTAATCCTGTATTAATTATTGTTGTATTTACAACAGGGTTAATAATTTTAGTTAATCTACCATCTTTAGTACCTATATATACATCTCCATTACTATCAATATACTTGTAGTTATACTTTGCTAATTTATTAGCATGAATATTTGATAGAGTAGAATTCATTAATTATCTACTGTTTTTATCATATCGATTGTAGCTAATATAGTGCCTCCTGGATTATCAAGAATAGCACCAGTTGCAATATTTGCATCTCCAAAAGTGTAAGCAGCTGAAGGAAATGTAACAAATGTAATATAATCATCTAACGCTACACTTATTGGACTACTAATTCCTGGTCTAAATTGAGTAAACCCTACATTTGTAGGAGTATTAGTAGTTATAGGAGGTAACGCAGGTATTGATGTAAGCCCAGTATTAGTTATACCAGGATAATTTACATAAAAATAAATATAAGGCGTATTTATACCACTTATTAAAGACCATTCTAAAACAATACTTGTAAGACTAGCTCCTGTTACTTTTACAGTAAATCCACTATAAATATATGCTAGACCACCACTAATACGAAGTGTATTTAATCCAATTCCTGCGTTTGGGCTTATTGGTATTGTAGGAGGAGTACCTGCTCCATGTGGAAAAAAACCTATTTTAAACATATTATGCTATATCACCAATTAATGTCCATTCACCAGGAGCAGTCATAATAAGAGTAGCTCCTGAAAATTGAGCAGCTAAATATGTTAAACCTCCTTTGCTATTTAATGTAACTCCTGTATCAGGTGTTAAAGAACCTGTATTTGAAGTCATAGCAATAAAATCTATTTGAGAGCCTACAGGTATACTTAATGCAGGTACTGTAATAGTAGTACCTAAACCAGCTGTAAGTAAAAGAACTTTTCCTTTATCTTCATTAGCAAGTGTGTAAGTATCAGTATCTATAAATTTTAAGTAATTTACTCCACGCATTCTATCTACTTTAGGATAGTCACGTGTTTTGGTGGTAGATAAACTCATTTCTTATCGTATTTATTTTTATTTGTTTTAGCAATTTTTAAAGCTGTATCAGCCTTCATCTTTTCAATCTTTTCTTTAGATTGAAGTTCTTTTTGTTTCATACCTAACTCTTCTTTAGCTATAGATTGTTCTTTAGCTACTTTCATTCTTTCAGTTTCTAACTTCATCTTTTCCATAAAAGATTTAGAAGCTTCAGATTGTTGCTTAAGAGCATGGTCAGCTATTTCCATAGGGTCAGGAATAGAATTCATATTTAAATCTAATTCTTGTTGACGTGAATATACTCCTATTTCTGCAACTTGAATTCTAGTTTGGTTATTTGAATCTGCAATATACTGCTGTAATTGCATATCTTCTTGATGCATTTGTTGTTTAGCTGCAACTTCTTGTTGAGCTTGTTGTTGCTGTGCTTGTTGAGCCTGCTGAGCTTGCTGAGATTTTTCATCATAGTAAGTCTTAAGAGTAGCACGAATTTCAGATACAGACTCAGTACTATAAATATCTGCAATTTGATGAAATGCCATTTGATCATTTTGAAGAGCAAACTTCATATGTTCTTTCATAGCTTGGAACACTTCCATGTCCTTATTATCATCAGTTACAAACACTCCATAATCTGCATTATTAAATTCTTCTCCATCTACTTGAAACAATACAGTTTGTAAATCATCTGTTACATACTGTAATGTTTTACTACCATCTTTATATACATCTTTAGCTACTTCAAGTAAAGCTTCACATACATCTAATTTAGTTAAATTATGCATTCTAAATAAATCTTCAGTAACTAAAGAAGATTGAGTAATACTTCTTTCAACATTACCTACTAACTCTTGATTAGAAATAGCACCTAATCTTTGTGGAGGAACTCCAGCAGTATTTTGAATCTTACGTTCAATTTCTTGAAGAAGAGTAATATTAAATTGAATATAACTACCCATCTCAAGATTTAACTCCTTATTCTGAGTAGACATGTTTTGATTAATACCCATACGTTTGTTACCCTCATTCATAGAGTTAACAAAGCCTACACGCATTGCACGAGCATAATACATCCATTTATCTATTTCCCAACCATCAGGTATCATAGATACATCTAATAAAGCAATTTTACCAATGTTAGTAGCAAGTGCTAATTCTGTATCATACCATATAATAAAGTATAAATAAACCCATGGAACTAAACGGTCCATAAGACTTGTACTTTGTGTATTAGTAGCAGAACACATTCTACCAAAGTATCCAGATTTACATCTAGATAAATTATCCATAGACCTAAACTGTTGTGGTCTACGACGTATCATTGGTTCAATATACATATCCATACCAATACGCACACCTTCCCAATACTCAGATACCCAATACCATTCTACTCTTTGCATAGGATCTTTCTTATCCCATTTAAAAGACTCATCTACAGTAAAACTTTGTTCTTCTCCAGTTTGTGGGTCAATATAATAAAATGTACCTACTTTTCTAAAAGATTTCCATCTTACTCTATATACAGGAATCCTATCAATAAAACTTTCTTGGTTTTGAAAGTGGTAAATTGTTTCTACCTCTTTAATAGTAAGAGGATTGATTACCTGGTTTCCAGGAATACCACTAGGGTAATAGTTTTCAAGCTCATCAATTTGTTCAGGAGTAAGAACTTCATAAAACTCATCAATGATTTGATTAACTGTCTGATAATTTTCTTCTAAGATTTGGTCACATTCCTCAATAGAATCATTATTCTCACCAATCTTAAAAAATACTTGTAAAGGATTAACACGAATTACTTTAGCTTCTCCAGCTACTGATTCTACTCTATAAAACTCTTCTCCTGCAATTAACCAATCTTTCCAACCCATGGCAAACCTATCTTTAAGTCTTTCATGTTTTTTATAATAAGTTAAAAACTTTTCAGCTGTAATTTCACGCATATCTTTAGCAGACATTTGTGAAGCTTTAATTACATCTTCAGGAGTAGGAATTTCTTCAGGTTGCTCACCTTTAGCTTCAGCTTCTTTTGCAGCAGCTTGAGCATCTTGAGTTAAATACTGATATAATCCTTGAACTATAGCTTGTTTTATTTTATCTTCTTTATCTGTAACTGCAGTATCATTAACTACTCTTACAATAGGATTAAAGAACCTTTTATGTTCTTCTCCAAACAATACATTAAATATAGGAAATAGAATATCATAAGGTTGTAAAGTAGCAGGTAACTGAAACTTGTTAGGTTGATTTTTACCTAAGTTAAAAGGGTTAGTTATATGCTCAAAATGAGTAATATCTATCTTATTATTCAATAAGTCATAATTTCTTTTACGCTCTGTTACAGAACGTCTTCTTTGGGAATCTTTACCTTTAGTAGATGCAATAATTGCATCAACGCATTTGTGCTTCCACTCAAGAGTTTCCTTGACTGAACGAAGCACTTTTTGCCTTGGTAATATGACCCTATCTTGATATACTACTTCCATTTGAATCTAATTAGCCTAAACTACAAATTTATTTTTATGATTTTTATTAAACAATAGATTATAAATAAAATCCTGTTCTACCTATAGCATATTCTGATTTCTTCTGAAACCCTGTTTGAAAGAACTCTTGGTCTAAGAAAGACTTAGCTTGTTCTTCTACTTTAACTTCATACTTACGCATCTCTTCTTTCTGATACAAAGCTACCATTAAAGCCATTACACGGTCAAAGTTACCATCAGCATTATACAAAATTAATTCTTTTAATAAAGGTTGGCATCTAATTTTATGACAAACTTTAACATCACCTTCATAAGACTTTCTAAGCCATGAATTAATTAACCCTTCTCCATACCTTTTAATTTCAGTAGACATGTGTATTCCATAGCCTCTATCTACAGTACTACCTGCTACTACATCTTTAATTAATTTAGGCTGCTTAGCAAGTAAATACAACGCTCCACAAGATTCAAAATAAGTGAATACACCTTTCTTTTCATTCTCATACAAAGCCATTGCATTATAGTATAATAATAGTCGTCTACATTGTTCATAAAAGTCATTTGCTGTCTCAGGTCTACCTGAATATTCTGCTACAATTCTGTTAGTTAAATTATCTAAAACAATAATAGAACCTAATGAACCAGTTTTAGATTTATCATGGTCATAAGGGTCAATTCCTCCAATGTATCTACCCCAAGGAATAACTCCATTTTCATCCTTAATAGGATGTTCATAAAGTACCATAGAACCTTCTACATTAGCTTCAGCTCTAAGAGGAAAATCATAGATAGGTCTATTCTTAGCATTATTCCTCCATTCAGTTTCTCCTTCAGGACTTACAATTACATCTCCTATCCATTCAGCATCTGCTAATTTACTAGCTTCTATATTAGCAAGAGTATATTGTAAATCTTTAAGTGGGAATATGTTATTTGTTTTAGATAGAAAAACTTCACTAGGTACAATAGGATTGTACACGACATACTCGTCATAAGCACTAGCATCTTTAGCAAGTTTTTTCTTTTCTCTTTGTTCTTCTTCACCCAGCCTAGCAAGATGAAGATTAGTATTACCAAAGCCATCTTTGTAATTTATTTTAGTGTATGTAGATGGAAAAAATAAAGCTATTTTTCCCCTATTCTCATAAATGTCTTCAAACACCAAGCAGTCATATGCTTCAGGATCATAAAACATTTTCTGCGAAGCAAGTGTTCCACCCCCAACCATATCCCCACCAGTACCAATGTAAAGAGTAGAACCAAACTTATAATTATTGAGTCTTTGAGTATTCTCATCAGCAAAATGAGACTCGATAAGATTTTCCCAAACTCCAATTTCTTCTCCAATTTTAATAGTATTACGACCTCCTACACCTGCAAGAGGTTTATCTCTATAAACTCTAGGTTTAAAGCAGCTTCTAGTACCAGCCATTTGCCACTTACCACCTACTTTCTTTTTATAATAATTTTCTACTTTCTTACCAATATTCCAAGTACCTACTAAAGTCTTAGTAAAAGGAGCAGGATAATAAATCCCATTAACTTCCATACCTCCAGGATAATTATTTAGTACGTCCTGAATCTTAGTAATTAAGTCATTTACATACGGAGCATTATACGCACTAAGCATAATCTCTGCAGTTTCTTTAGATATTTCTCCAGGAGTATACTCTTTCTGACCATCAGTTAAATACTCATGTGCAGCTACATTAGCTCCCCAAT